GCACGGCCAGACCCGCTACAACGTCAAGAGCCGCTTCTTTGACGAACTGCCCGACGCGTCTTTGAAGTGGATCACGCCGCGCCAGCAGGGCTTTGGCTCGGGCTATGCCAAGGAGTACCAGCAGGCCTGGAACCGTGGCTCGGGCTTGTCCGGCATTGTGGGTGCCGGGCGCGTGAGTGGGCCCGCGCCGGGCGTGATGCGCTCACCCGCCGCTGCGGCCGACCCCACCGGGCACGGCCTGCGTGTGGGCCAGACCGTGTTCCACAACAAGTTCGGCGAAGGCAAGGTGCTGACGCTGGAAGGCTACGGCCCCGATGCGCGGGCGCAGGTCAACTTCGGCCGCCACGGCGCCAAGTGGCTGGCGCTGGCGATCGCCAAGCTCACGCCGGTGGACTGAACGCGGCGCCGGTCTCGGCCGCCGCCTCCGCCTGCGCCAGTGATGCTGCTGACCTGCCCGATGCTCGTTGCCGCAATAGCGGCGATGCGTAGGCCAGCGTTAATCTTCGCCATGGTACTTAGGCTTAGCGCCTGCGTCACGCCAGCAGCACCAGCTGTCAAAGCGTTGGCAGGGTTCAGCGCTGCGTTGGCGTTGATGCCTGCCAGTTCCTTCTGCAAGTTTATAACGACTTGAGCTATTGCCATGCCTTTCTCCAACGCCAGCGCCGCCAACATCACCGCTTTGCTCTTGCCCCCAAGTGATCGCATGATCTCAACAATACTACCCGATGCAGTGTTGTAGAACTGAACACGCGCCTCATTGTACGCCTTCTCGCGCTGCAAGTCCTCTTGACGTAGCTTTTCGCGCTCGGCGTATAGCTCATCTTCAATTTGTATCTGATAGTCCAGTTGCGCCCTTTGCGCGTCTAACTGCGCCTGATCCGCTGCGTCCTGCTGCTCTTGTATCTTGGCCGTGCGTTCAGCACGGAGCTGCGTCAATAACAGGTTAGTCGCCTCCTCGTTGCCCTGAACCTTGGCGAGGCGCTCCTCATAGCTGGCGTCAATCTGCTCCAACTCGCGCTCGTTGGCCGATAGGCTGCTCTCCAATAGCGCCTGCCTGCTTTCAGCGATGATGCCGTCAATTTCCTTTTGCTTTGCGGCGGCGGCTTCACGCTGCTGCTCTTGTTTTCTTCTGCGCTCTTCGGCGGCCTTGTCGCGCTCTTGCTGCTTCTTCTCCGCCTCTTTTGCGGCGGCGTCCTGCTTTTCTAACTCGGTCTTTTTAACATAGCTTTCATACTGCGCCCGCAAGAGGTTATGCTGATGACGTGCCTCGGCCATCTCCTCTTCATTTTTCGCATTTTGCAACCGCTTCCTGCTGATGTCAAACTCCATCGCAAAGACCTCGGCCTCAGTAGCGCCGCGTTCCTTGGCAATTTCAGCGGCACGCTCCATCGACTGAATTTGGCCGTCAAGGTTCTCCTTCACCTTAATGCCCAAAAATCCCTTGACCGCTGCCGTCAGTTTGTCGAAGTTGGCGATCAGCAAGCCAATGGCTACCACCGCCGCGCCGATGCCTGTCGCTACAAGCGCCAAGCGAAACGCCTTCATTGCCCCTGTGCTGGTGCCAACTGCCAGCGCATAGGCACGCTGCGCCGCCGCGTTTAGGTTGACCATAAGCGCGGAGTCCTTGTTGAGCGCATTGGCAACAGCCGTAGCACCATTGACCAACGCTAACGCCGCCTGCACCTTCATCATCGCCTTCTGAACATCCTCACTCTCCTCGCCGAACAGCGCCGCTGCACCTTGCGCAACAGCGAAGCCGCCTGCGATGCCTTGGATTGCCGAAGTGAACGTATCCAGCGTCCGCGTATCCGATGCCAACGCCTTGACCTGAGCGCTTGTGTCGCCGATAGCGTCCTTCAGCGATCCGGCTTCGGCAGCCATACGCCGGAACTGGTCGGTGTTCTTCTGACCTGCCGCTTCGAGGTCAAGCATCTGCTTTTGTAGGTCGCGGAGGCGCGCCTTCGCTGACTGCGTCGCCTTTTGGGTGTCGTCCTCCGCCCTGACCTTGACGGTGATCTCTTTGTCTACTTCTGCCATAGTTTAGCTTGTTGGGTCGTCGGGTAACAAGGGAATAGCAACTGTCTTGCCTTCATTCAAATCAAGCATCGTCACAGGTGCGTAGATGCTGGCGTTGATCTCGCCGTCAGTCTTGGCGGTCGGGTCATCGCTAAACGTCGGGTCAAGTGTCGTTGGCACAAAGGCGTCGATAGGCAATACCCTGCGAAGCGTCACCCTGCATAGCTTTGACTGGCCAACGGCGTAGTCCTTGATTTCAAGCAGCCGCCAGTTTATGCCCTTCCAATAAATCAACTTGCGGAAGTCAAGGGTCGCTATGTCGGTAGATGTCAATAGCATCGTACACTCCACGGTCATCGCCTGCTTGCTGGTCAATTCGTAGATGTAGCCGTTCCAAAAGTTGTTAAATAGGTTATTGTTGTTGTAGCTCATCGGATTACCGCTCACGTCGTAGGTGCGGTAATAGATGCGCCGCGGTATGCCGAACGACAGGTCGAAGTTGCCGGTCGCACTGGTGTCGTAGGGGTTCTGCAAATGCGTCGCCAAGCTGATGGCAGAAGCGACATTGATGACAGACGATGGCACGCTGTTGCTGTAAACTTGGCCATAATAAAACAGAAAGGTTGGATTCAGCCCTGTGTTGTTCGGCTGAACGTAGCCGCTATGCAATGCCAATCGATAACCCAACTGCAAGCTGCGCGGGTTGCCGTTGCCATCGGTGTCGAAGCCACGCCCCGCAATGAGGTTGGTGGTGTACTGCGCAGGAATCAGCGTCTTAGCCTTCAAGTCAATAACCTGATCTCCGCTCCTGTTGTAGTTGTCGCTGTCGTAAATCCGCGATCCATACCCCTCCTTGAACTCACTCTGATACAGCTTGCCAAGTGCGTCGCCGCCATCCGCGTACTTGAAGACATAGCGCTTTTTGCTGCTGGGGTCGCCCATCAGCACGGTCATCTCCGCGTTTTCATCAGACTTCTGCGACCAGTCCAAAACACTGCTGGCATAGAATGATGTGAACGGCTCAATGTAGATGAGCTTCGGGTCTTGCGGAGACTGGTAGAAGTACAGGTTGAACATCTTCTGCAAATCCTGCAAAAAGTCAATCTGCCTCACGTCCATTGGCAACCCCTTCTGCATGCTGATGGTGTTGAACCGCCCCATCGTCGTGCCTTTAATGGTTAACCTGCGGTTGGTAATGGTCGCACCGCCTGTCATCGTTGCAAGCCGTGTGCATACGATGTAAAAACTCTGCTGCGGTTGCAGGTAGATAGTCGTGCGCCAATTGTGCTGCATTTCGCCAAACAACGAACGTTGCGCTGTATAAACAGGGCCGGTTGGATTTATGTACTTAATTTCATAGCGCAACACGTTGGCAACGCTTGGCGTGCCTGAAGCAATCGCATCAAAATTCAACTCAATGCCATGCGCGACAGTGTCGTCGTTGCGGAAGTAGGTGTCCGCACTGACAACGATGCCGCTGGATAAAGTGAACGGCGCAGTGTTGTTGGTCGGGAAAGTGACGTTTGTGCCGCCTGTCGCAACTGTCAAAGTCGTACTCCCGCTTACGTTGCCGCTGATGTCGCTGTTAGCGGTCAGCACCCAGTCATTCGCCCAAGGCACTACCAACTTGCTGAAGACATTGCCGCTGGTGCTGAAGAAGTTAGATTCATACCGATAGCCGTGCTGTGCGAAGATTTTGTCGACCAGCATCTTGGCAAAGTAACAAGGTCGCCACTGGTAGATCGGCACAAGGTTAGGTGCAATGTATCCGTACAGGTTCAGGATAGGCGCAAGCGTCCCTGTCGGCACAGTGCCATTGACATCAGCGTTACCCTCCGCGTCGATGTAGGCATAGCAGTAGCCACTGGTCGCGCTGTTGGCGTTACCGGCGACGATGACGTCAAGGTTGTTGAACTCATGGTCGTAAGTGTCGACGCCTGCCGTTGACGCCAGCAGCGTCTCTCCCATGACGCTGAACAGGCTGACGCTCTCTCCGTAGATGCTGATCTCATAGGTCGGCACTCCCCGAGTGACCCTCATCGCCATAAGCTGCATCGATCCGCTGAATATCTGCACGCCGTCGCTCCACACAGCGCAGTCGATGCGCTTGTTCGGCGTGAAGCCGCCGACAAAGCTCTGCACGTTGTAAGCGTGTCTGAAGGCGTTGTCGTTGCGCGTGGTGCTTGGCAGCGTGATCGTCTTCGAGTACGTTCCGCTGCGGCGCGTGATGTCCTGCGCGTCTTGAATCGTGTACGTCAACTCAATGTCGAAGTCCTCCATTAAATCGAGGTCGACACCTGATGCCAGCTTGTTGTCAGCGTCCGGGTAGCAGACGAACTTCACGTTACTCATAGCGCCGTGTTTTCGTAGCCCACCTGAACATCAACGCTGATCTGCTGCAACTTGTCAACAACACGCTTGCGGACGTTGTAGGTATTGGTCTGCACAACGACCGGCACGAGCTGCGTGCCAAGCTGAATCCAGCACTCGGGGGAGTAGATCATCTCTTGCAGCCATGTAAACTCCGCATCGGTGAGCCAGTCGCTGTTCAGCGTGTAGGTGTCGCGGTAGGTCACCGACCACTGCTTATCATAGACGTCATCGCCGTAGACGCTGGCGTTGTAGCCGTAGGTCTTGCGATCCACATCGACGCGCTGCCTGTTCATCCGGGTAAAGGTATAGCCATCAACGCCGCCGTACATGTTGCGGAAGAAAACACGCAGGTCGTTGTATCGCTGGCAGTTGTCGATGGTGATGGTGTATGTTGGGGTGAAGTCCGTATCTACTGCCACGTTATCGAACCAAAGGTCAACGGTGTAGTAGTCGCCAGCAATTGGAAAATCCTCGCTCCCTACCTTTGAATCGCTGCAAGCTGTGTCAGGTAAGTTGTACAGGCCAATCGGCCCCATGTTGAAGTAATTGCTGATGTTCGATGTTCCCGAAACTGTGAACGCCCGCTTCTCGCCGTTTTTGTCATAGTACTTAATCCGAGCCACTGGCACGCCTCCCGACTTAATGAGCCACCCCATAAAATCATGTTGACCGCTGGCCATGCTGTACTCCGCTGGCCGATTGCTCACCGTGATCTGATTGGCCGAACCAAATCCCGCTTGATAGTTGTCGGGCACAAATGCCGCGTAGTCCTGCTGGCGAAACGCCGCCTGCCACGCGATAAGTGACGCTGATGCTGTGCCGCCTGTCGCCACCGTCGGAGGTGAGCCGAACTCCTCGCGGAAGGTCAGGTTCGTGTTGACTGCATAGCCGCCATCCTGCCAGCCGCTGGTAAGCTGTGGTATCTTCGGCGCTATCAGCGTTTCCACGACCTTTGACACTCCGAAAAAGCCGTTGTTCGTCGTCGGCAGCTTGTCGCACTTCAAGCGCGCAGACGAAAGCGACCCCGACACGTCGCAGACATAGCGGAAGTTGGCTGATGCTGTGTTGTTGCTCGACACAACCACGACGTCGCTATTGCCGACAGGAAGCAGCGATGGCAGCGCGGATATTATTGTTATGCTCATACGTTTATTGAGAGTGATATTTCCTTGCCGACGACCTCGGCGATGCTGTTGACCAGCTCATCCATCTTAGCGTCGCTTAGCACCGAATTGAGGAATGGCCGCCCCTTGATGCCCCTGCGCTTAATTGACTTGGCGATGTTGTACGCCGCCGCGCCGATTTCCTCAGCAGGGATGCCCAGGCCTTTGTCGATTGCCCACTTGCGGATCGCTGCGACGTGCGATGCACTTGGGTAGATGCTCCGAAAGCTGAACGGCGCAACCCTGTTGACGCGCACGCCATTCACTCCGTACTCGACGAACTTCCAGTACGACGCCATCTCCATCGCTACCTGTGCGACCTTCTGCTCGACAGGCAACTCTGCGAAGCCGACCGACTGGCGTAGGTTAAGCGTAGCCTTAGCATCAACGCGCTCAATACCTTCAACCGTCAGTTTAATGACATCCTGCATCCAGCGAATTAGCGCGGCGTTCACGTCAGGAGATTGCGACAGGCTGAACTCCTTGGTGACGTCAGCGCCGACGCCCAGTACGTCGCCTTCTATCTCCGTTGTAAACTTCATGCAGGTAAATATCGCAACGCCGAAATCTATGCACTACGGCATGGCCTTCATCAGCAAGAGCGCGTTCATGAACTCCCTCGCCGGCATATTGAAGACCTGATCCATGCGCAGCGGATCTTTTCCGGCCATGCGGTAGACCACGCCCACCCAGCCGTAGTTCGGCTTTTTTAACCCTTGGCCGTTGTCGTCGTCGTCTGCTGATCCGTCAAAGACTTCCGCATAATCGTCAACAAAGGCTCTGAAAGCTGCAAAAAAAAAGCGGCATAACCCCAAACGTCACCCATATTCATCTGCAACATCGCCTTTGCGCGCTGCTTATGCCCCTTGCCATCGTATGCCTTCGGCCACCACTTCCACACCCTGCACTCGCGTGAAAGCGTCGCCAAGATCAGGTGCAAGTTGTCAATCACGCCCTGCTCGCTGGTCATGTCGTAGCTGTAAAGCTCCACGAGCTGCCCTGCGCTGATTTCGTCGATGAACCACTCAAAGCGATACCACTTGCCGCCAACCTTAGCGTGCTGCTTGGCTGCCAGCGTCGGCAGTGCCTTGCTCGCGGCGTTGATTTCTCCGTAGCGTTTGTTGACCTCGGCAATGGTCATCTTCTTGACTTGTTCGATAGGCAGGTTGTCTAATACAGCAACCACGCCAATCTTCTTGTCGCTGGCCGTGTAGATGCTGTTGGCCTCAATCGACACGATGCGTTGAAACTGGTCAACGGTTATTTGGTTCAGTAGGCTCATGCTTTTATGGCTTGAAGGTAAAGTGCATAAAGTTGACCGCATACAGTTTCCGTTCGATAGTTAGCAATGTCTGCAGGTACTGTCAGCATCTCGCGCTTGATGACCGCACCTTCTGCGTTAAAGTGGTAACTCATCACACCCTTGCCACACATCCACGCCTCTATCGTCGTTCTGCCGATATGCAAGCCACATGCAAAGTGGCATCCCTTAACCAGCGTTTCAATATTGCTGACAGCATCGCAGTAGTGAACTGGAAAGCGGTCGGTCAAGTCTTTCAAATAATCGCCATGATCATAACCCACCAAGACAAAAGGCCTGTCGTTATCCTTGCACCACGCCGCCGCATCGTAAATCATCGCCTTGCGCATGTAGTCGAGTGTTCCGGCAAGTAAAACGTAATCGCCATCCTGTGTGCCCTCCGTATTAAACCGTGTGTAATCAACAGGGTTGTAGATGACGTGTATCTTATTCAGAGGAACGCCATATCGCGCGTGTATTTCGTCTTTCTCGTGTCGCGCAATGCTGATGTACCTCTTGATGCTTTCATGCTTTACAGGTCGCTCTAAATCGAAATAGACGCTATGTATCGTTGCAACCTTCGGCGTCTGTGGGAATAGCGCACACAAGTAATCGGTGACTTGCTTGTGCTGAACGTGAATGACGTTGTAGGCTTCGCGACCTGTCAACTCTGCAAATGGTTTGATCAGCACGCCTGCCATCTGCGCCTCCGCAATCATCGGGTAGTCCATGTATGGTGACGTGACCGTGACCTTATGCCCCATCGCCTTCAATCCCTTCGCCACCTGCAAGACGTAAAGTTCCGAACCTGTGTACTGCCGGAAGAACAATGATGCGATTAGTATGTTCATGTCTTCTGTTTAACAGGTCGCGCCGGGTTGCCATACGCAAGAAAGCCGTCGGGGATGTCACGCGTCACCACACTGCCGGCACCTATCAAAGCGTCAACGCCGATGCGCACTCCGCAGACAATCGTGCTGTTCGCACCCACGCTGCAACCTTTGCAGAAGTAGGTGGATCGAAACCTACCGTTGTTCTTCCAGTCGCCGTAGACGCTTGGGTAGTAGTCATTTGTCGTAACCACGTTTGGGCCGATAAATACATCATTGCCAATGATGCAGCCGTGGTAGATTAGCGCGTGATTTTGGATTTTGACGTTATTGCCAATTTGAACGCCAGTGTCAATGTGCGCGCCTTCGCCGATGACGCAGTTGTCGCCGATTTTAGCACCTGTGCGGATGTGAGCGAATGCCCAGACCTTGACGTTTTCACCAAGTTCAACGCCATCTTCAATTATTGCGGTTGGATGTATCATACTACAAATTTACTACATGATAACGTACCTGCCCCCAGCGTTGGCTGATAGCTTGTTGAGCGCGACGTACCTAACCGCGTCAATGGCGTGGTTGTACCGGTCAATCGGCACTCCCAGCGATGCGCCTGTCTTGTCCGTGTCCCACGTGTAGTTGCGCAGTTCCTTGATTAAGTTCGTCGATTCACGCGTGACCAGCAATGGCTGCCGCTTCA